CTAACTATTAACGAAACTACTTTCTTTGTTAACAGACGTAAGACAGTAGCGATGAAAACAGCTGCATCTGATAAGTCACCTCCTCAATTAAATGAAGCGTTTATTAATTTAGATACTATATCTTATGGTAAACAGTATGCATTAGATATTTATAATCCAACAGATAATACTACCTATACTCATACACGTGCTACATCTTTATCAGTAGCTACAGTTGATGATAGTAGCCATTATAGTGGTACTAGTAATGGTGACTGCTTAGGGATGGGTAGAGAAGTAATTACAATAAGTACAGGTACTGATAAGTGTGGAACATCACCACCTAATATGAGTGCTGATGGTAAGTCTAGGTTAAGGTATGAGATGGACATTAGATGTACACCTCAACCTACTGGTACTGTTGATGATAGTTATACATATCATGATACATATCAAGCATTCCCTAAACTACAGTTTGGTGGAGAAGGATGGACAACAAATGATACTCATCAATATACATCAGCTAAAGGTGTACAGACTACAATAACAGTTAAGAATCATGTAACATTAGAGTCTAGAGCTAGTATAGCTATGGTACGTCCACAAGCTACATCCTCTAGTGCTGATGAACATGTGTCTGCTGCTGGTATATTAGGTGACATTAAAACTACATTAGATGCAATAAGTGGTACAGGTATTACAGCTACAATTGTCGGAAATGGTATCCATTTATACAGTAAAGACCCGTTTGGTGTAACATCACCTGAACAACAGTTGATGACTATCACTACAACTGAAGCTAATAATATAGCAGATTTACCACGTACATGCCGTCATGGATATACTGTACGTGTTGTAAATAGTGGTGAAGATATGGATGATTACTACCTTCGTTTCCAAGCTGAAGGTATAACAGCAGATATTGTACAGACAGGTACGTATGCTAGATCTAGTAATACTGTTACAGTAACTACAGCATCAGCACATGGATTAGCTAATGGAAGTAATGTTATATTAGACTTTACAAGTGGAGCCGCTACAGATGGACAATATACTATTGCAAGTGTACCTAGTTCAACTACATTTACTATTACAGATTCTGCTTCAGGTACAATCAGTGCAGGTGAGACTGTTACAGTCCATCCGTGTCGCTACGGAGAAGGCGTGTGGGAAGAGGTAGCAGCCCCTGGGGTAACAACTACCTTTGACAACACTACCATGCCTCTGAAGCTCACTAGAGTACTTCCTGGGACATTCTCTATAAATGGTGGTGGGGCTACTTCTTATGCTAACGGTGCCTTTAGATTTGGTTATCCAGATTGGGGTAAGCGTGATGTAGGTGATGATATAACTAACGCAGAACCTTCTTTTGTAGGTCAGGCTATTGATAAGATGGTATTCTTTAGAAATAGAATAGCTTTATTAAGTCAAGAAAACGTTATTTTATCAAGAGTTAACCAGTTCTATAACTTCTGGGTTAAGACAGCTATGGCTATCTCTAATGGAGATCCTATTGATTTACAAGCTAGTTCTACATACCCAACAAAATTATCTGATGCTATAGAAACTGCATCTGGATTAGTTATATTTAGTGCTAATGAACAATTCTTATTAAGTTCAGGTGCTGAAGCTTTACTTACTCCTGAAACTGCTAAGGTAAGTTTTGTATCTTCCTATGCATTTAATGTAGATACTAAACCTATTTCATTAGGTACAACAATAGGTTTCTTAAATAGTACAGTTAAAAATGCTAGGTTCTTTGAAATGTCAGATGTTGACCCTAGAAAAGAACCACAAGTATTTGAGCAAAGTAAGATTGTTTCTAAGTTATTACCACCTAATATTACAATAGCTACTTCTTCTAATGAAAATAATTTAATTTTATTTGCAGTAGATAGTACTTTACATACTGCCACAAATGAAGTATGGGGATATAGATGGTATCAAAAGAGTAGAGCAGAACGTGCTCAATCAGCATGGTTTAGGTGGACATTACCTAATAATGTTATCTTCCATTCAATGATGGATGATAAATATTATGCAGTATTAAATACAGGGTCTACATATACACTAGAAAAATTTGACATAAAATTACATTCAGATACTGATTTAATAGGTACATCACCTGATCAAAATAGAGTACATTTAGATACTAAGAAAACCTTTGCATCTGGTGATCTGACATATAACAGTGCTACTGATGTAACTACCTTTACTTTAGGTGCAGGTTACTATAGTTCTCGTACTCTAACAGCTTACTGTATTACAGATAGCGATTCATCAGGTAAGAGTTATGATATACCAGCTGCTAAGATAACAGGAACAGCTCCTAACCAAACAGTCACATTACCTGGAAACTGGAAAACCTCTACAGAAGCAGGTTCATCTACTTCTTCTGTTAATACTGATGTAGTAATTGGTTATGAATATGAGTTCGAAATAGAACTACCTAAAGTATATATGACAAGACAGGAAGGTGAAAAAACCTTATCTGAAACTAGAGGTTCCTTAGTTATACATAGAATGAATTTTGACTTTGGTGATGTAGGAGTTATTGATGTTACACTTAAGAGAAGAGGAAGAGATGATTATACTTATACCGTTGAATCTTTAGAATGGGATAATGTGTTATCTAGTACTGCAGCTATTGCATCTGGATATATGCATACTATACCAGTCTATGATAGAAATGAGAACCTTAGTGTTTTCATTAAATCTAATCACCCATCTCCTGCTACCTTATTCTCTATGAATTGGGAAGGAGATTACTCACCCAGATATTATCGACGTGTCTGAATACATTCACCCAATAACAATTGAAGCTGCTGTTGAGGTAGCTTCTAATCTTAGACCTGATGATTATAGAGAAGTGAAAGAAGGCCACGGTCATGAACCTCTTCTCTATATTCCTCATGCTGCTTTTACTAACCAAACCTCAGTATATTTCACACATCCAGACGGCAGGATTGCCGGACTGGCTGGAGTAGAAGAAGACGATGGTAAGATATGGATGCTCTGTACACCAGTCATTCATGATAGACCTATG